TCGGGCGATTCTGATGACGATTCCGAAGATTCTGATGATTCAGATAGTTCGGGTGGTTCTGATGATTCTGATGATGATTCTTACGATTCTGATGATGATTCTGATGGTTCGGGAAGTTTGTCAAAAGAAAATTCTTCCGATTCATCTGCATCTAAATCAAAATTGTCTGAAAAAGACAAGGTGTTTGCCGAAGTTTTTCAAAGCAACAAAGTCACTGTTCAACAAGAAATGGCAGATGTGCTTTCACAAATCTCATCGCTTGTTGAAACAACAAAATACGACAAGTTGTTTTCAAAATGTGAAAAACCCGACCACTTTGCACAAACACCAATTGCTTATCGTGCATTAGCAACAAACCTTGCCCGAACAATCGGCAAGTTGAAGGCTGATTCTGATAATCAATGGGAAACTGGAAGTGCATTTGGAAAATTCAACATTGTACGCTCAATTGAGAGTCGTGACTTACACTTTGATGTATTTGACGAATATCTTGATGAAGGCGATGAACGCCCTGATGCCGAAGTTGTAATTTTGCTTGACCAGTCTTCAAGCATGGTATCTAGGTCTTACATAGTTGGTTCACCAAATGTTCTATCGCCAATGATGACAACCATGGGTGAAGCATCGGCATCAATGTGGGCAATTAAATATGCCTGCAATCAACACGATATTCCATGTTCGGTAATTGGTTACGATGACAGTTATCAGGCTCTATATTCCACAAATACAAAAGTTGGTCTAAGTCAAATACCAATTTTTGATTGTAGGGGTGGAACATATCCTGAACAGGTTTTGATTATTGCAAAAACTATTTTGCAGAAGTCAGAAGCCAAACACAAGTTATTGTTTTCAATTACCGATGGCGATTGGTTTGTTGACAGACATGGGCTTAAGGCAATTGATGACATGAATAAGAGCGGCATTTTAACCTTTTTGGTGCAATTGCCTAGTTCTTATTCTTGGGATAAGTCGGATAAATTCAATGGCAATATCATTATTGATAAGCCAAATTTCTCCGTAATATCCCAACGGGCGACATCTGATGGCAAGTTGTCACCTGCAAATTATGGTCATAAATACCTAGTCCAAAGCCACGATTGCGTCAGTTTGACAAACGCTATTGGAAAGCATATTACGGGGGCAATGATGAACCCATAATCAATGCCATTCAATGCGCTATACTGAACAAAGCGCAGGTGCGCTCAGAAATTTTTGTGCCACCTGCGCTCGCAAATCTAACCAAAAAAAACCATAAGGAGAAAACACATGGTTGCCAAAAAGAAGAAGAAGCGCCCGACAAGAGCGCTTGAAGCAGAACTGGAAGATACCGACACGGTAGATTCCGAAGCAACAGAAGAAGAATCAGAAAATCAGTCAAGCGAAAAATTTGATATTCAATATCTCAAAATTTCCGTCAAGACTGTGGAACAACTGATTGAAATGACCTACGAAGGGTTGGATGTTTTCACTGAAGTTGAATACATCAGGCAAGACACAAACGAAATTGTTGCAGTTGCAACATCAGATGACAAATCGGTTACTTACCGAGTTGACCCGTCTGAATGGGCGCAAGAAATTGCGTCAGGTCTTTACGACAACCTAGAAGGCGAAGGTCAAGACCCTGAACGGGTTAATCCAACAGAAGATGGTTACGAGTTCATCGCTTCCTAACCATAAGTAAAAAAAACAACCTGTTAATCGGCAGTATCACACCAGTGGTACTGCCGATTGGCATTTACAACCAAAGGAGAAAATAATGACTGAAGATTACGAATATCAATTGTTAAAGAAAGCACAAGAACACTTAGTTCTTGCTGGAAAAATTGAAAACAAAGATTGCGATATTTTTGACCACCCACAATTAAGTTCAATTGAAGAACTTGCAAAAGAATGGGTAGATGAAATGCTTGATTTTGTTTCCAGTGAAAAAAACAACCTTAACAAATTAAAGGAGAAAAAATAATGACAACGGATTTAATTTACGATAAAGAAGCAAATGTTTGGGTTTACACAGGCAAAGTGTTTACAGTTTCCGAACAGATAATGAAATTCAAAGAAACTTACGCCGACTACAAGAATCTAGGCGAGTGGCAAAAGTTATTGAATTCGTTCATGTTTCACAAACAACACGATTGGGCAGAACTGATTGCTAGCAACGAGCAGTTCGCTGATGTTGTAGAAAACTTGCACATGAACATTCTTTATGGCAAAAAGTTGAGAATTAAAGATTCTTTGAATCAACTTGTAGTTATTGCAGGTCTATTAAACCAAACAAAAGGAGAAAAATAATGGATGAAGAAATAATGGAAGAAATTGTACACGCACACTGGAATGTGTTCGCAAATCAGGAGTGTGTAGTCACTTATGGCGACCCACACGCTGAGTTAACCGAAGAAGAGCGAGATGCAATACAAGATATGGAAAACGAAATGGAATTTTTAGAAGAACAACAGGGCGAAAGAATGGAAAATTTAGGGTTAGACATTATCACTTTGACTAAAAAACTTTGGGGAGAAAATTCCACTGATTTTGTAGTTGGATTGATGGTCACTATTACAACCGAAAGTCAGTTAGAAGCATTACTTAAGCACTTGTTAAATCAATACATCCAAACAACAAAGGAGAAAAATAATGAATAGAAAGATATTCGGTTATTTAGAAACCAAGCCTTGCCCTTGGTGCAGTGAAATCGGTGAAGTTGGAATTACCGTGGAAGAAGTTGCAGGAATTGAACTCTACGAAAGTGGTGCTTTGATTATGCAGGCTTTTCCCAAAATGCCAACCGAAGACCGTGAACAAATACTCACTGGCATCCATCCGTTATGTTGGAAAGCAATGTTTGAAGATGGCGACACAGAAATTTTTGTGCCACCAACGCTCGCAAATTCATTGCATACAAGATACGAACAAGTAATAAAACAAGCAATAAGCAAAACAAAGGAGAAATAAATTGAAAACATTCAGACCACAAGACTCACTTGCATTTTCATTAGTGCTTGTGATTCTTTTAATTGCAATGGCATTTGTTCCTGACCCTGAATTTAGTTCATCACCTTTAGGTTGGGCTTTGTACGGGGTAGTTATAGGATTGCTACTTGGTATAGCAATTCGTTCGGCAATATCACTAAAGCAAGAAATAAATGAAGAAAAAAAATACACCGTTTATTTGGGCAAACCGAATGAACCTTACGATTGGGCAAAAGAAATTGATGACCCATGGAAGGAATGGAAAGAATGAATCACCAAACCAAAGCAATGCTGGAAAAACTAGCAGAAGAAATAAAAATTCAACAAGGAAAAATTGTTGATTTAGAACACGAAATTGCAAAAGCAAAGAAAAAAATCTTTGACGCATTGGAAAGCAATGAAGTGGACACCATCACGGTTGGCGAAAGCGAATCGGAAACAAAAATCACGATTGTCAGACCGACTTCGTTGAAATTTAACGAAGAGAAATTGAAAGAAAAACTTTCTGACAAACAGTGGCGACAAATCACGAAAACTGTGCTAGACAAGAAGGCAATAGAAGACGCAGTTGCCCGTGGAACAATAGACATATCCATTATTAGCGCAAACAGCGTAGAGGTGGCTTCAAAGCCATATTTGCGAATAACTGGGGCTAATACATAATTGTCAAACCAAAGGAGAGATAATGCAAAAAATAATTTCAACTTTGCTAAGCGTAGTTGCGACCACTGTTTTTACAGTGTTCGGATATTCAGAAGAAATAATTGTTGAAGAATCAACACCAACAGTTGTTCTTAACAATGTTCAGGTTGAAAGGCTAACCAACACCACTATCGTGAAATTCAAAGTGCCAAAAAATGCGCTTTGCCCTCAATGGTGGGATTTGGCAATATCAGTTGGTTGGGATAAATCTGAACTCGCCAAGTTAGATGAAATTATGTGGCGTGAAAGTAGATGCTTGCCATCTGCTTTTAATGCTGGCGACCCTAATGGTGGAAGTCACGGACTAATGCAAATAAATCGGTTTTGGTGTAAGAAATCACGATATAGCGAATTTGGTTTTCTGCAAGATGCAAAGACACTAAATCGCTGTGAAGACTTGCACGACCCTAAAACTGCATTAGCATCTGCACTAGCAATCTTCAATTACAGCACCAAACACAACAAAAACGGTTGGAGTCCTTGGGGCAAATAAACTAAAAAGACCATCGCTTCGGGTAATTCCGTTGCGATGGTCTTTTTTTTTGTGTCAAAGTGGCTTCAATTTTTTAGGGTTTACAAACAATCGCTGTGGTGTAGAGTAGGCGTATGGGTATTGACTATACGACATCTCCAAAAACATTTGCAGAACTATGCAATTCGGTTCGTGGGCAGGTTGAGCGCTCTCGTGAACTAGCGATGATGGGGCAGAAAATACCAGCATCAGAGTCAGTGGAATTGACTTCTGAATCGTTTTTAGAAACCCTAGACAGGATTGAACATTTGTCTGAAATGGCTATGGAAAACGCCCAACTCTTTATGCAGATAAACGACATTTTTCAATGGATTTTCAAGTTCATCGGTCTTGACCTTGAAGAGTTGTATGATATGCAGGATGAGAGCGAAGAAGACGGAGATTGACCGTTTCAAAAAACACATAAGGATTGAAGAAGAATGTTGGGTTTGGACTGGTAGCCAAGACCAAGCGGGTTATGGTCAATTCAAATTTAGAGGGCAAAAGCGTAGGGCGCATCGCTGGATATATGAAGCCTTAAACGGAGAAATGCCCGAAGATGTCGTAATTGACCATCTTTGCCGAAATAGAGCCTGTGTAAGACCAGCCCATTTGGAAAGAGTGACCGTTTCGGAAAACAATCGGCGTGGAACTATGTATCGGGGAAGAAAAAGAAAATAAATAGTTGCAATTTAATCAATGACGCTATATGATTATCAATGCCAACAAAAGGAGGATAAATGGCAGAAGAAAATGAAATAGCAGTCAGGTTGATACTTCCAAGTGGAGTAAAAGAAATTCAAGGCAACCGTGAATATGTAATTGAAGAGATGCAACGATTGATGGATTTAGAATCCGATATCGGAAAATCTTTTGTAGAAGCAATTCCAGTAAGACACCACCAAGAACAACTTAACTTTGAAGGAGAATAAAAATGGATGAAGCGGGCTGTGCAGACCGACCAATACAAAAAGACTGGAAAGATGTTGCCTATGAACTCAGGCAAGCATTAGTTCTTGTAATGAAAGGTCACGCACCAATCGGCGGCGAAACAGTTCGTGAAGCACTTTACTCGTTCAATGAACTTGAAAGTTATGACGAATGGCTTGCCATGGTTATCCAACACGATATTCAATCGGCAAGCCAAGAAAACAGTTGGGGTGAAAAAAATGAAAACAAATAACGATGGCGCACAAATTCTTTTAGAAGCCCACTCGCTTGTTACTGGCGATAGGCAAAAAGTTTATGGTCATCCATCAGATGATTATTTGCGAGTTGTCACAATTTTTGAATCTTTGACTGGAATCAAGTTGTCGGTTCGTGAAGCGCTCTTGTTTATGGTTTCAGTAAAGTTGTCAAGATTGCGAAACAATTTTGAAAAAGATATTTTGCACCATGACACACTCGTAGATGTAATGGGCTACATGGCTTGCATAAATATGGTTCAACAAAAAACAACACAAGAAAGAGAAAACATCAATGTTATTTAGTGACAGAGAAACATGGTTCAGGCAAGCGGCGTGTACTGGATACACCTCGGTATTTTTTCCCGAAGTAAGTCGTGGTCAAGCCGCTCGCAAGTTTTACCGAAAAGCAATCGCAATTTGCGAACAATGTCCAGTTGTTCAAGAATGTTTGGAATACTCGTTGCGAGAAAACTTGACTGAGTTTGGAGTGTTTGGTGGGAAAATGCCAAGCGCTCGCAGAGTCTTGTTGCGACAACGCAATAAGCAAAGGTCGTAACGGCAACATGGTGGGATGCCATTTTTCTGTTCTAGATGTTTCATATTCGTCTAGAACTCCTTCCAATGGCGTTGCTGTCTTGCCTGTAGGTTTACTTTCATTGCCCTACAGTAAACAAGCGAAATCCCACCTCTTAATCAAATACTTGACAAATGCGTTAATGAAAAGTAATGTCAGTCAATACAAACAAAGACCATAGGAGGTCAAAACATGAATATAAGTGGAAAGAAGATGGGGAATATCAAAGCCCTAAAAGAATCACTGAAAAAAGGTGGTTCTTCTCTGAACACATTCATCAAGAATGTTCCAGCAGAAGGAATCACAGTCCGTTTCATCACTGAACCCGAAGAATGGTTCGGCTTCTATGAATACTGGAATGATGAGAGTCGCAATTTCGTGCCAATGGCAATCGGTGAAATACTCCCTGACGGTGCTAGGGCATCGTTCCGATATCTTGCATCGGCAATTGACATTGAGACTGACCGTGTAATTCCGATTAAACTTGCGAAGACAACTGCAAACAGTTTGATTCTCAAATACGACAAGTATGGCACGATGATTGACCGAAACTATGAATTGCAAAAGCATGGTGAAGGTTTGGACACGACTTACGATGTAACGCCAGATGCACCATCAAAGTTGAATCTCGCAAAGTACGAAGCACTTAATCTTGAAGATATTTTGATTAAGGCAAGAGAATCGGCACTTGGCGAAAAAGACACTTCACAGTCAGTTTCATCTCTTGATGATGATGACATTGATGAAGATGAAAAAACATTGGTTGCAGTAGGCAAGTCAACCATGGTTGCAGAGAAACCGAAAAAGAAAGTTATTAGTTCGGCTGGATACTCTTACGAAACCATCTTCCCTACAGACGATGCAGGTGATGAGACAGTTCGTGAAGATTACACGCTTGAAGAACTGAACTGGGTCAAAGCCAACAAGCCACAATGGTTGCAAGAAATTATTGAAACACTAGACATTCTTGTTGACGATGACAGCATGACTGAAGTGGAATCAATTCTTGCCAATCAATCTCCACAAACAAAAGTCAAAGGTGCTACACCAAAAGACGATGAGAGTGATGAAGAAGAAGTGCTTGATGAAGAAACTCTCAATGCCATGAAGTTGCGTGATTTGCGAATCATCTGCGAAGACATGGGAATTGAAAGCGATGAAATGTCAAAATCGGATATGGTCAAAGCAATTATAGAGGCTTCGGAACAATAACCGATACAAGTCGTGGTATGGGAATCGCTTCCCCCTTCCGCTTTTCCCATACCACACCCCAACAAAAGAAAGGAATACAACTTGGCAACAAAACCAAAAAATCCGTTTAACAAAGCAAGAGAAGCAAAGCGTTATGATGTTGCAGAACTTTTGTTATCGGGTGAAACAGTCTCTTGGGCAGACATTTGCGATGCCGTAGGGCATTTCTCACCACGCTCTATGGGATATGTTCTACGGGCAATAGAAGACTTGGGTGTAACAATTCTTCGTTTGCGTGATACGGAAAGTGGCACTCTGTATCGCTATGACCCTGCTACCGAATACGAAGAGAGATATCGTTTGAGCAAATCAAACGGGCCTGATGCAATTAGGCAGAGAAAGTTCAATAAGCAAAATCAAACTAAGTAATGCAAGATAAACCCGACACATTTTTTTGCACAAAATGTTGTCGGGTTATTTTGTCTTCATCGCCCCAATTCAAAAACTGGATTGTTTCTAGCGATGGAAGAGTTGTTCGTTGCCCACAACATATAACCGATTGGGCAATGAGATGCGCTAAGATACGCCGAACAAAAGAAAACTACCAATGGCGTAAGTTAGCCAAAGAAAACGATACACCACCAATAAACATTATTTACGAACCGTTTTATGATTTTTAGTCCTAAGGAGACAAAATGCAAACTTTCGTACCATGCGAAACTTATACCGAATGCGCTCGTGTTCTTGACCGTCAAAGGTTAGGTAAGCAACGAGTTGAATCATTACAAATACTGACTTCCCTTCACGCTACTCGTGTCGGATACAAGTATGGATGGGCTAATCATCCTGCCGTAAAAATGTGGGCAGGTCACGAAATTGCCCTAGCAGTTTATTCCATTGCAATTTGCGAAGAGTGGATTAGTCGTGGATATGACGATAGTTGCAAATATAAAATAAAAAAGTTGTTGGGTGAGTTTGAAAATTTAGATAATTCAAGCGACATTAGACCGTCATGGTGGGGCGATTCAAGAGTGCATGATTCGCACAAGTCAAAACTATTGATGAAGTTTCCACAACACTATTCGCAATTTAATTGGTCGGTAAAAAAAGATTTGCCGTATTATTGGCCTGTATGACATATTTTTTTCACACTCATGTTCACTCTGAATTTTCATGTCTTGATGGCATGGCAGATATTTCAAGAATGGCTGAAAAAGTTGCGTCACTCAAACAACCAGCGTTAGCGCTTACTGACCATGGCAATATGAGTGGTGCGTTTCAACTTTACAAAGCCTGCAAAGAAAACGACATCTTGCCATTTATCGGGTTAGAAGCGTATGTAGTTTTAGACCGTAGCGACAAAAAAGCAAAACGGAATCATTTATCTCTAATTTCGTTTACAACCGAAGGGTATAAAAATTTAACGAAGTTATCTACATTGTCGCACGAGCGTGACCATTACCATTACAAACCACTCTTAGATATCAATGATTTGGTGGAAGCATCTGCACAGGGCAACCTTAAAGGAATCGCTTGCCTTACTGGATGCTATTTCGGCTTGGTATCTCAAGCAGTTGTTCATGGCGATACTAAAAAAGCAGAGCGAATTATCAAGATATTGCAAGAAGCATTTGAAAAAGTTTTTGTTGAAGTTCAAAACCACAAAGCCGACCATGGTGACGGGTGGAATGACGACAAACTTGTACATGAACTATTTACCATGGCTAACTGGCTCGGATTACCAACAATTGCTTCGCAAGATTCTCATTACTGCGATAAAGAAGAAAAAGACCTGCACAATATGATGAGAATGATTGCCTATTCTGCCGATGAAAAAGATTTGGCATACCCTGGCCATAGTTATCACTTGTCAAGTTCATCGTGGTTAAAGCAACAATTTAATCCCGAAGTTTGGCGAGCATCTGAAGAATCATGCAAGTGGTTATTGGATAATCACTCGCTAGAACTAGAACCGTTGAACAAGTACAAATACTTTATCCCAGCAATTACCAAGAATCCGATGAAACAATTAACTGCTCTTTGCAATGCCAAATTAAATAGCAATTACAGAATTGGAAAAGATGGCGAAAAGATTGTTTATCAAGAAAGACTTGCCGATGAGTTATCGGTCATTGAACAAACTGGCATGGCGAACTATTTCATGTTGGTAAACGATTATGTCGGCTGGTGTCAAGAACAAAACATTTTGGTTATGGCAAGAGGTTCTGCGGCAGGTTCGCTTGTTTGTTATTTACTTGGTATTACTCAGGTTGACCCTTTGGAATGGAATTTGATGTTTGAAAGATTTTTGACGATTGACAGAACAAGACCACCCGATATTGACTTGGACATTGAAGATGTTCGCAGAGATGATGTAGTCAACTATCTAAAAGGCAGATACGAAATTACACAAATTGGCACATACAACCGACTCTCTTTTGATGAAGAAACAGGTCGTGGTGGGTTGTTCGTGCAGTACATGAGCGCAAAGCGCAAGATACTTGGCGACAAATTTGCTAGAACACTTGGAAGAGTTCAGAATTTGCACGATTTGGATGTTGTTAATCCAAACGATGCAAGACGATTGAGACTGCTAGGAGATATGCCACTACGCCGAAGTGCTGGCGCTCATGCGGCTGGATTCGTTATATCTGCACCACCATTGCACAATCTCAAAGACTGGATTCCGAAGATGCTTATTCCGTCATCGGACACCATGGTTACACAAATGATGATGGATGATGTTGAAGATGCAGGGTTTGTAAAAATTGATTTGCTGGGATTGCGTTCTCTCACCACTTTACGCCGATGCTTGGAAATGGTGGGGAAAACTGGTACAGAATGGATTCCATTGCACGATGAAAAAACTTTCAAATTCCTACAGCGTGGATACACGGACACTGGAGTGTTTCAAATGGAAGGTTGGACTGCGGCTCGTGGTTGCAAAGAAGTTGCAGTCAATTCGGTAAAAGATTTGATTCTTGTAAATGCTCTTTATAGACCTGCAACCATCAATAGTGGATATGTGAGCAAGTTCTTGAAGAATCGCCAAAACCCTGATGGCGTAACATACCCAAGTGAAATTTTCAAAAAACATCTAAAAGAAACTTTTGGCGTACCATGCTTTCAAGAGCAAGTGCTTGAAATTATGCGTGACTTAGGTATGCCAGTGGTTGAACTAAACGCTTTTCTAAAAGCAGTTAAGGGAAAACACGCAGTTGCAGGATATTCCGAAGATGCAAACGAAGTGTTTGAAAGAAACAAAGAAAAATTCAAGCAATTGTGCAAAAACGATGGTATGAGTTCTAAGCAAATAACATCGGCGTGGAAACTTGTAGAAGGATTTGCGGCGTATGGATTCAATCGTTCTCATGCCACTGCATACAGCATTTTGGGTTATCAGTTGGCATATTTGAAAATTAATTACCCACTGGAATTTCACTCTGCATTACTGGAAACAACTGTCGGCAGTCACAAAGAAAAACAGTATGAAAAAGAAACGAGAAGAATGGGTATCAAGATACTTTCGGCAGATGTGAATGTGTCGGGTATGTCTTGGTCAATTGACCGAAAAAATAATGCAATCAGGCGTGGTTTATCTTCAATCAAAGGTGTTGGCAAAAACTGTGCAGAAGTAATAGTTGAACACGCACCATATTCTTCAATTGAAGACATGATTAAACGATGCCCTGCACGGAATGTTACTGGTGGAAAAAACTGGGATAAAGACAAGGTGTTAACTGGCGTAATGAAACAACTCCGTGACAACGGTGCGCTAGAATCACTAGGTATCAAACGCTAAGGAGAAACATGAACAAAGCACAAGAAGTTGCACAAGAAATAAATGATTTGCTCGGTAAAAACACTGTTATTTTCGGCAACGATAAACGATTGAAAGTTGAATACATACCCACGGGTGTTTTGCCGATTGACCATTTGTTGAATGGTGGAATTCCCAAGGGCAGGTTTACAGAATTGTTCGGTGCTTACAGCACACTCAAGTCTTATATTGGTCTTTCAACCATCGCACAGGCGCAGAAAAGTGGTGGTGTTTGTGCCTTGATTGATACCGAACACGCTTATGACCCTGAATGGGCTAGGTCGTTGGGTGTGGATACTGACTCACTCATCTATCAAGCGCCTGATACTGGCGAAGAAGCCATTGACACATCAGAAACACTCATACGAAATGGCGTGGATTTGATTGTTTGGGATTCAGTTGCCGCAACTCTTCCACAAGCCGAAAGCATAAAGCGAATGTCCAAGGAGTCGGTGCAACCTGCACGACTAGCGGCACTTATGTCTTTGGGTATGAGAAAACTAACATCTGCAAATCGTAATACGGCGATTATGTTTATCAATCAAACAAGAATGAGTGTTGGTGTAATGTTTGGCGACCCTGAAGTTGTAGCAGGTGGCAAAGCGCTACCTTATTACGCTTCATATCGGGTGTCGTTACGCAAGGCAGGCAAGGTAAAAGAAGTTACCGATGGTTTTGACGATGAAGGTCACAAAACAAAAGTCAATTCAATTACTGGAATTAAAATTCGTGCGA